ACGAGTGTTTTGACGAGCTGCTAGAGAAGCTGGACTACATGAGGTCTCAACTGATCGAACAAGAGGGTTGACACCCGCCCTGGTATCCCCTATAATACAGACATGGCACGGGAGACACGACCCCCTTCCGTGCCATTTACATTATGTTGGGTCATTCAAAGTACACAAAGTTAACAAAGTAAAATGTCATTTTCAAGTTTTAAATCTGGTTCTTCTTTCGCTGCTCTTCAGAAAGAACTAGAGTCTGAGTCCAAAGCAAAGTCTGGTGGCGGCGGCAGTCCTAGTAATGAGTGGAAGCCCACTCCCAACAAAGAGAAGACTGGTGGTGGAGCAGTTGTCCGCTTGCTCCCTGGTCCTGATGGAACTCCGTTTGTGAAACTCTTCACTCACATGTTCCAAGGTCCTGAAGACGATTGGTTTGCTGAGAACTGCCCTACTACCCTGGGTGGTGACTGCCCTGTGTGTAAGGCGAACCGTGGTTACTATAAGGATGGTCGCTCAGATCTTGCTGCTGGTAAGTCCCGTAAGAAGAAGTACATCAGCAACATCTATGTGATCAAGGATCCTGCCAACCCTGAGAACGAGGGTAAGGTATTCCTCTGGCGTTATGGTCAGCAGATTTTCGACATCATCCAACGTGCTATGTTCCCCGACGAAGGTTTGGGTGACGTTCCGGTTGATGTGTTTGATGTGAAGGAAGGTGCTAACCTCAAGGTTCGTATCACTTTCAAGGGTCAGTATCCTAACTATGAATCTTCTACGTTCGGTGATCCTACTGCTCTGTCTATGGATGATGATGAGCTGGATGAGATCTTCAACCAACTCCATCCTATCAGCCCTCTTATCGACAAGAGTCAGTTCAAATCCTACGATGAACTGGAGACTCGTCTCAATGCTGTGATGAATCCTTCCAAGCGTCGTAGTGTCACTGAGGAAGTGTCCGATGAGATCGATGATGAACTGGATTGGGCAGAACCTACTGCCAAGGCACCGGAACCCGTTGCTGCTGCTCCTACATCATCCAGCACTGAAGAAGAGGATGCTTTCTCTTTCTTCCAGAATCTTAAGAACAAAGACTTCTGATAAATACAACTGAATATCGTCGGCGCTATGCTATACGGAGGGGGACTGGCAAAATCCAGTCAATCCCCTCCTTTTTATTTGCCCGTCTGCTTGAGCTTACTATTCAAGAAAGCAGAAGATTTTTTGTACTGTGTCTGTCTTCTGATATCATCAATAAATGGTTCGACAAGAGATGGTTTCAAGGCATACATATTTCTCTTGTCGTCGTTTAGTTTCTCTTCATACTGGAAGATAGTTACTGGGAATGATAGGTCTCTGCCAGCAGCAAACTCTACACTACCATCGAAAAAATACTTATGACTGCTGGTGTAGAATGTCTCGTCTACGTGTGTTCCCTCGTCATATAACACTCTTCCAAACACTTCTTCTTGTACACTATTCGCTACGATTTCATAGTGTCTGATAGTATTGTAAGGATCTTTGTAAGATTTTTCTACCTGCTTCTGTAACTGTGTAGCAGTTAAAGGAAAATCAAATAGAGGATTGATCAGACCATTGGTTAGGATAATAATCCAGTCGTAATCTGGTCTACCATACAATGCTTCGGATACTATGTCCAACCTTCTAACAGAATCATCAATCGTGATCCTATTATACAGTTGACTTTGATCGAATACATCACTGTTGATACGGAATCGTTTGAAAAAGTTTTTAGCAATGACAAAATCTGATTCCGAGAACGGATAACTAATAGGTTTTTGATCGTACTTTAGATTTGGTACGAGTGAGAAGTAAGATGATGTCATTAGTATGTTGCGTTTTCGTTGTCTGTAATGTCGTTTCTGTATACGAGCTTGGTCTCTTGGAATCCTACAGTCAACTGTGTTGCTACAGGAGAACCACTTTTGTATGTAGCGAAAGATCCATCAGGTGTATAACTTACATCAACATTAGATATTACACAATACTTCCACTTGGGAAGGTATGGATGTAACTTCGATCCTTTTTTATATTGCACATCTACTAAATCAGGAACACCAATATAGTTTGCGTTTGTTTGTTCTCTATTGATGTCAGACTGCTGCTGCCCACCGCCGGATCGGTTGTCCAAAAGGTTTTTCTTTAGATTTTCAAAAACACCAGCATCGGTGCCATACCTAGGAAGAGATGCTTGCTTGAATGTATTGATGATTCTTTTAACTTCTCTTGCCTCGTCCTCATTTTGTGGAGCAAACTTCCATGTATGACTGAAGTTTCTTAAACCAAATCCTTCAAATAATAGTTCAACGTTTGGGTTTAGAACGGTGCCTGTTGTTGAGCTTAAGACTTGATTGATATCATTTGATCCGCCAATGTTACCAGGAAGATTATTTAAGGTACTTACTATACCTTGAGCAATAACAGAGTCAACTCTTCCAGTCATATTTCTTGCACCATCAACCATAGCAGTAATCGCTGCCCCCGGCTTCACAGCAGCAGCTGCCCCAGCTACTCTTAGAGCATCTCTTTGTATATTAGTAAATGATTTATCACCCCACGAAGCAGCATATTTTACTTCTACATCTTCTGGCATGTAAAGGAATACTGTATTTAAATCCTCGTCTTTTGTCGCTGATTGATTCCCGCTGGTAGTGTAGTATTGGGCTTCATTGATAGCAGACTGATCGCTTGTGATATCCTTAGAAAAAGGAGGGACATATTTATAAAACTCGAACGACATGTAATCTGTGTCGGCATCATATAATGTTTTGTGTGGGTATCTTAGTGTCATTTCCCGCTATATTCTCTGGTTGATACGATGAGTTTGAGTTTCTTATCAGAACCTTTTGTTTCTTTCCAGACTAGTTCTTTTTCATAAGGGACAAGTTTCTTTCCCTGTAGAACAAAATCTTCTACGGGTAATAATATAGCGGTCTCCCATTCATCTTTGGCTAGATCTAGATAGAAGTCTTTTGTATTCTTCTTTAGATATTTATGAACAATACCTTGAGGAACGTTAAGCTTTCCTTCTTTCATACTGTTGATGGCATACACTCTCTTCTTTGGTGGGAGATAGTGTAAGTTAGCACCCCAAAAGTATGATGACTCTACAGCAAACACATATACAAGAGGGAACTGATCATAGAATGGTAGACTTTTTGTTGTTGCTTTGTAGTCAAAGAAATATAGATGACCTTTGAGAGGGAAGAGTCTTAGTTCATTCTCATCTTGATGCTCTGGATTCTGTTGAGCATCTCTCCTCTCATCCATGACCAGTTTTACATTCTTAGTTAGACTATAGATCTGTTGTCTGTACCAGTCATAACTTTTACTTTCCCCTTTAGTTTTTAGTCTTATCTTTTCAAAGATAGTTTCATATCCAGGATCTTCTTTTATTGTTCTTGCTACTGGCTTGAACCCTGTTGCCATCTTACACTCCTAGGTGATCTTCGGTGAGTATCATAAACTTCATCTGTCTATCTTCACAAAAGTTTTCTGCTGCTCTCCACTTAGCAGTGTTCTTCATGTAGGTCATCACTTCTCTCTTCCAAGCAGCAGTCTTTCTTTTAGGTTTATCAGTTGGTTTCTTAGTTTGTTTCTTAGGCTTCACTTCAATGATATACTTACTAGTCAGTCCTGATTTACTTTTTACTTTGATGTAGAAATCTGGATAGTATCTATGAACTCTGCCGTCAGTAGGACAACGATAAGGAATAATAACCTCCTCACTACCCCACTCCATAATGTTTGGGTTGTTATCACAGAATGTCATAAACTTACGTTCCCATAAAGAACGGTAGATAATCCTGGTAGGATTACCACGGTACTTGGATGGGTTAACTGGTTTGTATATCCCAGAGTAAGCCATAAATAGTCATGATATGTCTGTAAATATTTAGAGTGGCAAAATCTCTTACGAACTTTATCGAGAGCGTAAAGCAGCAAGGTGGATTTTCCTTCAGCAATAACTATGATGTAGACTTTTCATTCAAGAAACCAGACGGTGTTCTTGTAAAAAGAATGAGGGATTTTGGTATTGATTTTTCTGTTGGAAGCACTATAAGTTCCGGTGACAATGGAACAAACCGAGGTTCAGGTGTCTCTGGAAGTGGTGGTCTTATTAAAATGCTCTGTGATGAAGCACAACTACCCAACGTACAGGCATCGACAGGACAAATCACAGGCAGATATCTAGGAGAAGGTATCGTTAACTACCCACACACTAGATTGTATAGCGACTTCCAACTAGGGTGGATGGGTGATAGAAATATGTTACCTTTAAAGTTTGTTAACTTATGGTATAACTTTATCTTCCAAGAGTATAGTAATACAGTGGCAGATACAGAAGTAAATCCTTCTAACTTAACAGGGCAATCATTGACTGCTGTAAAAGAGTTAGCATCTGTTGGTACTGCAGCACGTCAAGTAAGACTAAGCTATCCAGAAGATTATCTATGTAACATCATTGTTACTAAAACAGAGAGAGGACCGAAAGCTGCTAACGAAAAAGCATCTATATCATATACTTTAGTTGATGCTTTCCCATACTCTATTGACACAACGCCTCTATCGTATGGTGCTTCTCAGATTACAAAAATCTCTGCCAACTTCTATTACTCCAAGCATTACGTAACCTATAACAACGTAGCATAAATACATATATTGATTTGATTTTTTTGTATGGCTTTACCATCTCCTTCGGTTCCTACATATGAGGGAACCATTCCTTCTACGGGAAAAAAGATTAAGTACCGTCCATTCCTAGTAAAAGAAGAAAAACTTTTGCTGCTTGCTATGGAGGGTGAACCAGAACCAGGGTCCCCTAAAAAAGCATGGACAGATTGGGAGAAAGAAGTAAAAGATACGGTAAGGAATCTACTTAAGAACTGTATTCAAACTAGGATTAAGATCGAAGACCTTGCTAACTTTGACCTAGAATATATCTTCCTTCAGATTAGAGCTGTGTCTTCTGGCGAAGACATCAATATGAAAGTCACCTGTAGAGATGATGGCGAGACTCAAGTTAATGTAAGAATCAATCTCCTTGATGTCAAGGTAGACAAAGAAGAGAACCACACAAATAAAATCATGTTGAGTGATGACCTAGGAATGGTCATGAAATATCCTGGCATCGATCAGTTTGTTGATATCACTCTTCTAAACAAGAGCATGGACAACACCGAAGAGTTGTTTGATATGATTTCTCGATGTGTAGATCAGATCTTCCAAGGTGAAGAAGTATGGGACGCTGCTGATACACCTCAGAAAGAAATCATTGAGTTCATTGAGGGTATGACACAGAAACAGTTTGAAAAACTACAAGAGTTCTTCACGACTATGCCTGTGCTGAGACATAGTTTTGATGTAACTAACCCCAACACTGGTGTCACCAGTACGTATACACTTGAGGGATTACAGTCTTTTTTCGGGTGAGTTTGTTTTATAATAGCCTTTCTAACTATTATAAAACAAACATGTTATTGATGTCCGAGCATAAATATTCTTTGACAGAGATTGAAAATCTTATTCCCTGGGAGCGACAGATTTACATCGCTCTATTGAACAATCATATGAAAGAGAAGGAAGATCAACGGAAAGCTCAACAGCAATGATATTTAAAGGACTACCACCAGCACACTACATTCAAGGTCAGGCAGGACGCTGGGAGATCGAGTTTGAAAGTGATGTTGACCACGCTATCTATTTCTGTGGAAAACCAGTAGCAGGCACTGGTAAAGAAAGAAATGCTGATCAGAAAGAAGCACTAGCATGGCTACAAAGTCTTGGTCTTTCTTATGGTGACATTTTAGATAAAAGAAAAGATCTTTTAGTAACGATCAAGAATCTTATTGATCTTCCCGGTGCTCAAGAAAAATATCCATATCTAGCTGTTCCTGTTAGTTATACTGGTTCCGATCCCGACACTAAGTTTGGTGAGTCTGAAGTTTCTGCTGAGATTGAAGTATACGAAAGAGATGATGCTGGTCCTTTAAAATTTATAGTTGAAGCTCCCCCTAATATGGCGGGGACTAATAAAGTAGGTAAGAGATCAAAAAGAAAACTTAAACTAGGTAGATCAACTGCCGAGGCATATGCTAGTGGCATAGAAAAACTTCTAGAAAGAAATGCCGACGAGATTATTAAAGGTCTTAAGGATAACCCCGATCAACAGCAGACTAAACCAGATAAGGAACCAAAAGAAAGTAAAAAGGTCGCCAGTAAGTTTGTTAATGTAAAGTATGGTGCTGGTGCTAAGAAAGCACCTAACTTTAATGCTTTTGTTGGTGGCAAGATTATGTCGGCGTTTAAGAACGCTGCCATTGCCCGTAAAGAGTTCGTTGATATGGGTGGGTCTGTTGAAGACCTAAAGAATAGAAAACTTAAAGATCGTTTCATCTCCAGAGCATTAGGGTTTGAGTTCGGTGGTGATGCTATCAATAGAACTAGAGGAACGTTCTCTAGTGATCCAGAACTCACACAAGATCCTGCTTTAACTAGAGGACAAAGATTTAGTGCTGGCATCAGACCATTGATGTCATCTACTCTACCATCTAGAGCACCAGAACCACCTGATTATTCTGCTGCTGCTGATGCTGGTCTTGCTCCTGATGTAGAGATTATTGACAGTAGTTATTCGGATATTTTATCTGCTTACTCTCTCTCTGGTAGTTCACTGGAGGGAAATGTAGAGACAGAGAAGAGAGGAACCTATACAGATTTTCTGATCAAAGAAAAGATTCAAGAAATCTATGACAAGATTGGTAATAGAAAAAAGATAAAGGAAGAAAAACTTGAACTATCTAGAGAAGAGAAAGAGATAGAGCAAGAGGCATCAGACAAGAAAAAGATATCAAAAAGAGAGAAGTTATTAGAAGGTATTGCTGGCGCTGCTGGTGTTAAAGCATATATTCCACAGTTCCCTGACGATCCTATTGATAAACTTGCGGATCTTATCTTCGGTTCGAGAGAAGGTGATGGTGAGGAAGAAGATAGTCCATGGTGGCAAGACTTATTAGGATTTGGATTGGAGATTGCTGGTGAGGAGGCATCTGAGAGAGGGATCAAAGGACTGGCAGATAAGTTCCTCAAGCGTAGGGCAGGGCAAGCAGTAACACAGCAGGCTGTAAGGTCTGGAGCAACCTCTGCCGCTTCTGGCGCTGCTGCCAGCGGAGGATCTGCTGCTGCCGGTGGTACTGTCGGTGGTACTGCTGGTGGTGTTGCTGGTGTGGGTGCTGGTGCCGCTGCTGCTATCATTCTGGGTGCTGGTCTCGCTGTTTCTGCTATAGGCGAAGGTGCTTTCCAACTCAGAAAGATGGGAAAGGATGTCGAAGAAAAAGCTTTAAAAAACTACGAAGAAAAGAGTTGGGCAGATCCTAGGAAGTCGTTAGACTGGATCATACTACAGGGTATGAAGTTTACAAACCATACCCTTAATGGTCTTGGAACTACACTTGATATTCTTGGATCCCCATTTAGATATGCTATTGAGTTGATTAGATATCCATTCCTCAATGAAGAGGATAAGAAGAAACAAGCAACTAACCTTGCTAAGTTTGATGCCAGAATTCGTGAACAGATGAGAGAACTTCTCAATGTTGCTACGCTTGGATTAGGATTTAAAGAGAAGGGAATGTTTGGTAACATCTATGGTGATGCTAAAGCACAGGAAGAAATGATGTCTAAGATGGCATCCGGCACAGCACCATTTGAACCTGATTCTTTCCCAGCACAGAAGATTCAATCAGCCAGAAGTAAAGTAATGGTTGGCGAAGCAAACTCTAGCGACAATAAAGGAGAACTAGTTGGTAACAAGGCAGAGATTGCTGCCATGGTTAATAAAAGTGTAGCAGAAAGTGTAGGCGGTGGTGTATACAGTGGTGCTAGATTAATCTTAGGTGTTATCGACAACTTATTGTCTAGATCTGGTCCTATTGGTAGTGCTTTGAAACCATTTATCACTCAGAAACTTGGTGCTGCCATGAAATATTTTGGCATGGAAGAAGTCAATGAGTCTACTGGATTTGGTCTAGGACAAACAAAAGATGCTACGCCAATGAATGCTGCTGAGTTTTTAACAGGTAGCGGTGATGGTGGAGGAAGAGACAGAGAGGGTGGACCAAGAGAAGATCAACTACCAACAGGAACTCCTCTACCAAAAGATAAAGAAGCAGCTGCTAAAGTATTAATGAAAGGATTAATGGATAGAGGATTTACTAAGATAGAAGCTGCTGCTATTGTTGGTAACTTATGGGCAGAGTCTAGGTTTGATCCCAAGGCAGTTAATCCTAAATCTCGTGCTTATGGATTGATGCAATGGTTGGATGGTAGAAAAGATAAACTAGATGAGCTCGCTAGAGACAAAGGTAAGTCGATTGATGATGTTGATCTACAGTTGGATTACATTGCCTGGGAACTAAAGGGTGGTAATCCATACGAAACTTCTCAGTTCCAAAAAGCGATGGCTTATGGTGATAGTGTTGCTTTAAAAACAAAAGGATTTGGTTATGAAGTAGAGAGAGCAGCCGACTGGGAACTAGAAGACTCCATGGATGATAGAATAGGTGCTGCTCAGTCTGCCTATTCTTTAGCTGAAGGTGGAGGAAATAATACTGCTGTTACTAACAGAGGAGAGGATCCTTCTGTTAACTATCGTTCTCCTTCTGCTTCGGCATCTATGAAACCAGACACAGCACCAGCAGAAAAGATAGAGATAGTTTCTAATAACATGTCTACTGGTGGTGGAGTAGTTATCATGCCAATCATGATGAACAATGATGGTGGGGAGATGATGGATGACCCATCTCCCGTCCCCATGGCACCATCCATGTCATCTTCAGAACCAGATAGAATGAAGATGCTGAAGAATATTATTAGAGAGAGGCAATAAATACTAGGGGAAAAATCACTAGTTGATTCCTTGAATCTGGAAAAAATTTTTCCGCCAAAAAATCGCTAAAAAACATGGCAGCAGGAACCACCATATACAGGCAGGCAAATGTAGGTAATCTCGGGAAGTTTATCGGAGATAAGATTGGTTCTGCACGTAAGATGGCAGCGGAAGCAAGAAAAAAGAACAAAGATAGTGATGTAGAAACAGGAAGAGGATATTACTTCGGTAAGGCATTAGCATCTGAGTTTGGTGGAGATAGAATAGCAAGAACAAAGGGAATGTTTAAGACAAACCCTGATGTTACACAAGATCCTGCTTTATCTAAGAAGCAAAGGTTTGAAGGTGGTATTGCAGGAGAACTTAAGAGTGTACAAGATGTTATAGACGAGGGAGGAACACAAGACAAACCATTAAGATCATGGTTAACTCCTCTACTTGATGCCATTGCTAGCAACAATAGAAAGATTGCCGATGCTTTCAGAAACATGGGCAAGAAAACCGATGAAGCATCGGATGAACAGGAAGAACAAAACCAAACCAAAAAACAAACTGTAAAGTTCTTTGATTTTTTAGGTTCGTGGATTGATAATGACAACGAACTTTGGGAAGAAGAAAATAAACTTCACCAAGAAAAACTAGATAGAATGAGGGAAGCACAGGATGATGCTTCCATGGCAGGTATTGAGTCTATGCAAGAAGCACCTGGAGTTTCTTCTGCTGATGGTGGTGAAGGAGAAGGAGAAGGAGAAGAATCTGCCACAGCAGGTAAAAAGAAAGGTAGTAGAAGTGGTGGTTTACTTAGCAATATTACAGAGGGACTTACCGAAGGGATTGCCGAAGGATTTACAGAAAAGTTAGTCGATAGAATAGGTAAGAGTAACAAGTTTGGGAGAATCTTAAGAAGAACTCCTTTTGGTAAGAGGAGGATGAGGAACGCGTATAAGAAAAAGATTGGTCCACTGGAAATGGGATCCAAAGCTCCGTGGGCAAAGGCTGGACCCGGTGAGAGGGGTAATGCTTTTGGGTTTGTTCCCAGACTGGCAGAAGGCACTGCCCCGATGACTAAACTAGCGCCCGGCACTGCTCCTACATTACAACCAGGAAGATATAATAAACCCACTGTAGGATCCTTAGGAATGGACGACGCTGTTGTTCCTTTAGGTAAGAACAATCCTATTTCTGATCTTATGGATCAGGCAGAGGGTGCTAAGAATAAAATGAAGGGAGGTTCTAGCGAGATTAGTGTTGATAAGGAAGCAAAGTTACTACAAGATGTTACGTTATCTTTACCCCAAGTTGCTGCTGGAATGACTCTAGGTTCTATTGGAAACTTGGTGCCTGGATTAAGTATTGTCCCTGGGGTATCAAACTATCTAATAGATTTTGCTAGAGACAAAGCAAAAGAGTTTGGATTACCAGAAAATCTCATTGGTAATGTAACGAGAGCAGAAGTAATCAAACAGAAGAAAACATCTGGTGGGATAGCAGCATCAGCAGGTAGTAGTATCACGACAATCAATGATAAGAAGTCTAAGAAAAAAGAAGATAACACACCCAGATGGGTAAAAGCTATCAAAAATATTTTTGGACTCGGAAATACTCGCAATAATCCTACTAATCCTAGGCGAAGACCACTAACAGGAATTGCTACCAAGATGGGTAGATCCATGTTAATGACCGGCGGACAAAGAAAACCAGGAAGTTATATTACTAGTGCTTACAGATCATCGAGAAGACCAAACCACATGGGGATTGATGTTGCTGGAGGACCTTTCATCGCAAAAGCACCTGTCGCTGTAAAGAAACCAGGAAAGGTACATGAAATAGGAAACCAACCAAATGGATGGGGCAACTATGTGGTGGTTGAACATGATGATGGAAAGTATACTTTGTATGGTCATTTAGATGAAGTAAATGTAAAGCAAGGTCAACGAGTAGGACCAGATTCAGATGGAAATCTATCAGTGATCGGAAAGATCGGAAACACTGGTAGATCGACTGATTATCATCTACACTTTGAACTAGGAACTGGTTGGAATGGAACTATACAAGGTAACATGGATCCAACAAGTGTTGTCAATGACTATGTAACAACGGGTGGTCAGGTCTCCCCTGGCGAAGTTTCACCTGATGCTGAACCTTTTAATATAAGTGCAGCACAGGATTTTCTAGACGGAATAGCACAAGGACTACCGCCAGAGGAACAACAAATAGTCCAACAAGCATCTGAAAGACCGATTGCTACGATTGTTCCTCTGGGTTATAACTCTCCAGATCGACGGGCCCAAGCAGCCGCTAGAAGAAGACAAACGCAGGCTAATATTGAAGCTCAAAGATTAGCAGATGCAAAACTAGAGGATGAAAAAAATAAAGAAAACTATCCAACAGGAGCGAGATCATAAATCATGGAACAGTCTAATAGTTTTTTCAGAATCAAAGCAGCAACATTAGAGTCAGTATCTGGTGACAAGATTGAAATCAGTAAGTCTATCGCTGCCTTTTTATACTTCGAGGACATCGAGAAACCATTTGTTAGTGCTACTCTTAGCATGATTGATTCTGGTCAAAACTTGATTGGTACTCTACCTATTCAGGGAGGAGAAAGAGTAGTCATTGACATCGTAGATGTTAAAGAAGAAGAGCATCGCTACGATCTATATGTGTGGGCGGTTAGTGGTAGAGTCTTCGATAGTTCCAAGCAATTCTATAACTTGAGTCTAATATCATTAGAGGCATTGTATAATGAAGGTGTTAGAATCTATGAACCTTTGTCTGGTTCGCCGGAGGGTATTGTCAAGAAGATTCTAGAAGAATATCTGGAGACAGATAAAGAGATTAACTTAGAGGCATGTAAATATAATATCAAACTATTTCCTGAAGGAAAGAGAGCACACGCTCTCATCAATCAGATTTGTCCGAAGGCAGTACCACAAACATCAGAACCTGGAGGATCGGGATCATCTGACTCGGAAACTAAATCAGGAAAGACTTCTATTCCATCAGACACTAACAAATCATCTGGTACATCTGGATTCTTGTTCTTCGAGAACAAGAATGGATTTAACTTTAAGTCGGTAGACTATTACTATTCTGATGGTAGTGATTCTTTTGGTGGACAGAAAGCATATGAAAATGTTTACGAAGCGAGACCAACTAATAGAGACTCCGCTTCATCAACTCAGGCAGACAGATATATTATCGAAGACTATGCTTTTAGATCTGAGATAGACTTGTTCGAACAGATGAGGAGTGGGGTGTTCTCTACCTACTGTGTGTTCTATAACTATTCTACTGGAGCATATGAAGAGTACACCTACAACCTATCAGATTCTTTCGAGAACCAAGCACACCTAGGAAGTCAAACAAAACTAGGTAAAGTTCAAACCGAGTTGTCTACTAGACCTACTAGGATTATCTCTACCATTCTTGACCATGAGACATGGTATAACAATGCTGACACAGGATCTAATGAAGATAGAGATGGTGGATCGAGTAGCAACACATTCCCTGACTTTCAGAAGCATTATCTAGCACAATCATTCTCTAGATACTTTACTATGGATGTACATAAACTAGAGATTCTTATCCCAGGCAACCCAGAACTAACTGTAGGTGACAAACTTGACATCAGACTACCTAACATGGTTGCCCAGAAATATAGAGAAGAACAAAAGTATGATGAGAATAACAGTGGATTGTATTTGATTTCTAAGATAGGACATAACTATGACCCACTAAATAGTAGAGTAAAAACTAAACTTGAGTTGATTAGAGACACTTCTGGCATGAAAGATTACGAGAACAAAGTGAAGTAGTATGGATCCAGTATTATCTACAGCATATCCCGTACATAAGATTGGTTCCGATGGATTGTCCTGGTGGGTAGGGCAAGTAGAATCTTTTGCAGAGGGAGATCCCAACGGTAATAATGATCTCAAAGATCCTAAGAAGTCTGGTAGATATAGAGTAAGGATTGTAGGTAGACACTTAAAAGATTGTAACTCTACACCTAGTTCTGATCTACCTTGGGCACATGTAATGATGCCTGCTACATCTCCATGGTCTGATGGTGGTAAAACTGGAGGAACCATCGGGTATACTGTAGGTAGTTGGGTCATTGGAATCTATCTAGACAATGATCAACAGAAGCCATTGATCATTGGTTCTATTGGACACACTGCTGGTGCTACTCTACTAGAAAATGTAGAGAACGATCCCAATCCAACAGGAACATGTAAATCATTTACTACTTTTATTTCTCCCGGAACCAATCCATTTGTTCATGCTCCTATCTCTCAGGAAGATTTAAGAGAGGATGCTAGACCAGCGGCACAAGAGACGGAAGGATCTACTACGCTACCAGCAGCAGGACTACCTGCCATTGCTGCTCGTCCTGGATACCAACCATCAGCTTTCTATGCTTTGTTTGCTGATGCTTCCGAAACAAATCCAACGGGTAAGAAAGTATGTGTAGAGATCGCTAACCCTAAGTGTGGATCTGAAAAGAACTTTGAGTCTAACTTAAAGAATATCATTGCTGATATGTTGAAAGCAAACCAGCAATCAAACGGAAACATTGGCACCTATTATGTTAGTAAGGCAAACGGCGAACTTAATAATTATATTTCCACAGGAAGAACATATATTAATAAAGCAATCAGATTAGTAACAAGTCTCATTGCCAGACTAAAAGGAGAGATTGTAAAACTTATTCGTGATGGCATCGATAAACTGGTAGAAGTTATATTGTATGAAGACGTTGACACTAAAGATGTTCTAGGCAATGTCAACACCGGACCTGTTGCACCTGATCTAGGTGTCGAACCCTTCAAACCTATTACAAAGAAACAAAGTAGACTCAAAGAGGTTATTGATGCAATCAACGATGTACTTGAGGAAGTTGGATGTAGCATGGAGGATCTTACTGAAAGGATTTCCGACTACGTTACTGACCTACTTTGGGGATTTTTAAAGGATGCTTATGAAGGAGCAGCATGTTTAGTAGATACATTGGTTAGTGGTATCATCAACCAAATCATTGAGTTTATCGAAACTACATTAGCATCTATTCTAGGACCACTCAATGATTTACTTGGTGTTCTAGTAGAACCCGTTAACCTAATCGGTAATATTGTTAGCGAGGCATTTGATCTTCTAGGCATTTCTTGTGATGGTCCCAAGGCTACTTGTGAAAAGATCGAGAAAGTTTGTGTTGACTGTAACAACGGAGACACAGATGATAACTGGTTGGATGATTTACTAGATCTTATTAGTGATGGTCCCCTTGACAATAATCAATACATCTGTGATGAAGCACTAGTAGCAGCCGATACACCAGCAACTGTCATCAGTTTTGTTGGCGGCATTCCCGGAGCGGTAGGAAGAGGAGATACTCCGGGTGAAGGTGATCCAGTACCAACTACAAAACTTATTCAGTATACCTGTGAAGACATCACTGTTATCGAAGGTGAGCCTGCCGTCTTTACAATAAGAAGATTTGGTGACATTAGTAAGTCTAGTAGCATCAAACTTAAAGTTGTTCCTAAGACAGCAACTCTAAATGAAGATTTTGCTGAAGATTTCGAAGGAAGTTCTATTGGTTTTGGACCATACCAAACAGAAAAAAATATTGCTTTCAGAACCTTCAAAGATAAAGACCAAAAGGAAGGAGATGAATACTTCTTTATTAGATTAGAGAGTAGAGTATTGCCTGCTGATTACGCTGTCAACTTCCCCAATGGCAGAGACTTCCGTTGTACTATTGAAGATGCTTTCACTAGTCTTCCATTTGTTCCTAACCCAAATGATCCAGACCCTTACATTCCCCCATCGATTGTACTACCACCCGACTATGTAACACCAAATCCTATCCCTACTATCACTCCATCTATTACACGCTTCAATGTTAAGGCAGAAAGAAGTTTCTACTTGGAGGGTCAGTCTCCTAGGTTTATTATCACTGGAAGAAATGCTGTAGTCGGTCAGACATATAACTATTCTCTCAATGTAGATCCAGAAGATATTGTAGATGGTGAGACTACAGGAACGTTCGTTGTAAACGAAGACCAACAAGGATTTGTTATCTTTACACTTGCTACAGACAACGATAACTTTAGAGTAGATCCACCAGGAACAATCCCTGTCCTAGATGCCGAGGGCAACGTCCAACTTGATGAGGAAGGAAATGTTATCTACAATGAAGAAGAAATCGTCACAGAGTTTGATGATCTAAATGAAACTTTAACACTCACTGTCACCGAGACAGGAGATTCTGGATTCACTACAATCTTAGGAGAGGACAACGGAGAACCATCCTACTTTGTTAGAGCAGATGCTAACTCCTATAGTGAAGGAGATACTATCACTTATACTATTACAACAAATAATGTAGACACAGGTACTCTTCTATTCTATACACTTTCCGGTGATGGAACAACAGTAGTTGATGGTGATCTGTCTGGATCATTTGAGATTGTAGATGGAGTAGCACAGGTTTTTGTTACTCTACTTACGAATGACACTATCGATCCTAGCAGACTTCTGAACTTTGATCTTGACGTGGATGCTGGAGTAACAGTTATCATTTCACCTGATACTACAGGATTGATTCCAGATGATGAAGAAGATACTACTCCATTATATCAGGTAGTATCTGATAAACTAGAGTATAAAGAAGGCGAAACGATTGTATATACTATCAGCACTGATAATGTTCCTGACGGAACTGTATTACAATGGGCATTGTCTGGTGCTGGTATTACACCAGAAGATATTGTAGGAGGTAATCTCTATGGAAATAGTGTCATCATCGACAACTCGGCAAAAGTATATGTAACTATTGAGGAAGATGTAGAGATAGAAGGATCTGAAAACATGACGTTCCTACTTGTAGGAACTGGTGCTTTCGCTTCTGTAATCATCATCGGAGAGATTCTAGATGAAGGAGATTCGGATACAGATCCTATTGTCGAACTAAAACCATGTCTTGATAAACCAATAGCAGGTCAACCCATTACTGATGATACTGGATCCATCATTAGCATTCCTGTCATCAATCAGGGTTGTCCTTACCTAGAACCACCAAGAGTTATTATCGGTGGAGCAGGGTCTGGAGCAACTGCTATTGCTTTGCTAGACAATAATAATAAAGTTAGTGAGATTAGAGTTACCCGAGTTGGTAACGGATACAAACCTAATACATCTACAGAACAAGATCTTACTTGTGTTATTGATTCCTTCACTATCTTAAATGCTGGTAGTGGATATAAAACTGCTCCACAAGTCTTGATTAATGGACAGGCAGGTTATGCCGAAGCAGAGATCAATGAAAGAGGATTAGTTATTAGTGTAAGAATCCTCGACAGATCTTTAGAAGTTATTGGTTTACCAAGAGTCACCTTCCAAGGTGGAGGAGGATTTGGTGCCAGAGCATTACCTTCTATTGTTTGCCTAGATACTATTGATGAACTAGCCGCTAGCGGTTACGCCAAGATTGGAACCGGAAGATATATTGACTGCCCATGAGCTCCCCAACAGATAGACCATTATCAGCTACAGACTACGCTAATCTAAAGATAGATCAAAATCTTTACTCACCAGAAGCTCAAGCAGCTTTTGCTGCTGCCGGACCTTTTATTACAAAGTCCGAAGTGTGGGGAGAGATGTTGATCTGCTCATACCAAGAGAAGGATGGTGCCACTGGATTTGCCATGACAAATGGTAAGTGTGCCTTCCACATTGATAGTACCAATAACTTAATCTTTTCTGCTGGATCACCTGGACAATCAGGGTGTGGTGGCAAGATGGTATTCAATGGCGGAGATACTCTCCAAAAGACTACAGGTATTGCTATAGAAGTTACCGGTAAAGCAGACACCACAACTAAACAACAAGATGCTAATGGTGACGTAGAAGATACAGAAAATGAAGTACCATATTCTTTGAAAGTGTATGGTGATGTAAAGATTGAAGCAATCGGGGGAGAAGTACAGATAGCCGGGGATAATGTCACCGTTAATGGTAGATCTAGTCTAAACCTAGTAAGTGGTAAAGATATTACTCTTCAAGCAGGTAAGAATGGAGGTAAGATCAACCTATACGGCGGCGAGATCTACATGGACGCTGCTTTCCTCAAGAAAAAGATTAGTGGTGGCGAATACACTGACGGGGCTGGTGAAGTAAAGACAGATCAATATAAACCAGGAAGCACAAACACTATTACATCTACCGGTAGTCTCACCCATAATATCACAGGAGACTATGAACTTGGTGTTCTTGGAGACTACAGATTAGGAGTAACAAAAAACTATGCTTTAGATGTTACTTTAGATGCTGCTACTACAGTTAAAAAGAGTATGTCTACCTTAGTGTTTGGTAGATCTAAGCTAGAAGTACAAGGATTAGCTATTGATAAAGGAGCTCCTACTGGTCCCAACTACGAACTTGCTATCGGACCCAATAAAGGTGCCTCGGAAGAGTTACCAGCATTTCAGGTAAAATCTCAAGGTTCTATTGGAATGGAGTCTACTATTGGTGGATTCAAGTTAACTAGTGGTGCTAAAGCATTATCAGAACTCTCGTTCAATGAAACTGAAGGTGAGTTTAGGGTGGGTCCTAAACTAGGATCCCTTAAGCTAGGACCGGAGTCAGCATCCTTAAGTTACCTTGAGGTAGCAAAACTTAACCTAACCGCAGCGGCAACCGAGCTAAAAGGTACACTGATTTTCCTAAACTGATTCCATGAATTCGGGAAAAAATTTCCCGGTATAAAAACGCCAAAAAAGTCGAGCTTGACAGATCCTGAGAAACCCAGTAGAATAACTCTGTCCAAGGTTAAGCAACATGTCCCTTAGAGGCTTTTAAAGATCATGACTCAATACAAACCATATACTCCAGATTGGCACAGGAGACGTAGACTCACTGAAGTCTTATCCGACTATTTTGAGGATGGTGTAGATCCTGCTGATATTGCCAGTGAAGTGGTAGATATCCTTAAGGAGGAGATTGAGTATTATTCAGGAAAAGTCGAAAGAATGGAAGAAATGCTTAAGCATCTACATTCAATATCTAAATACTAGGAATAGGGGTTAAAATATGCTTTCTACACAATATCGTCTTAGATTAGAAGCTATTTGTAAAAAAATCTCCAATGGTGAAGCAGTTGATTTATCCGAAATGATTTGGGCAGAGAAACTTGCTAAATCACATACTACTGCCCGTGACTGGTTAAACAAGGCAAGGAGAGTAGCAGCCAATCCTGATATGGTTGATGGAGGTTTAGATGATTTTATGAATAAGATGGGATTAGGAGATCCTGACCCATCTAACCATCGTGGTGGATTTAAATCAGCTGATGAGATCGTAGATTGGTTCAAGCAAGATAAACCTGATGATTGGAGGCAACGTGACTAAAACAGCAGTTATCTATTCAAATGGTAGTCAGGAGTGTGAGCGTATGTCAGCACTTTTGAAAGCATTAGGTGGGGAATATCATGAATACATATTAGGTAAGCACTTTACAAATAAAGCATTTTATGATGAATTTGGTAAAGAAGCAACATTTCCTCAAGTTGCTTATGGCAACCAACATATTGGAAGCATGAAAGAAGCTTTACAGTATTTCAAAGAAACGGGGCTATTCAAATGAGACCTATTATCCTTATTGGATGCTTCACACCATTAGCATTGATTTGGATTATTATGAAACTAAGTGTGTGGATTGCCGCTGTTACCGACGAGCAAACCTATGTCCGAGCAGAATCACGAAAACCACACGGACCTTATGTGGCAAACCCATATGAGGACGTTGATGAAGAGGAAGAGGAGTATGGAGACCGCACAGATTATCGATAAAGCGATTAAAGAGTATTATGAAGAGAAAGGTCTTCCAGTTCCTCAATGGAAAATGAAAAAAAATCCACAATGGTGGATAGATTACCTAATAGAACTTAATATTGATCCAAATAATCCATGACTTTAGAATATGATCCTGATGACTTGAATGTATTTGATAACTTTTTGTCGGATATTGATTGGGAAAGAGTTAAGGTTGCTTTTCTTGACCCAGACAAACCAATACAGTTTCATGTTAAATGGATGTTGGCGGAGATTATTATTGCAGATAAAGATTCTAGACAATCTAACCTACAGTTAACTAATACGTCTTTTATCGATTTACATTTTCCGAAAAAAGATCCTGGTATAGTCGATCCCATATCTTTTAAGTATTTGACTCCGATATTGGCAAAGATTAGACCGTACAAGTTATGGAGGATAAAATCCAACATTACATTCCTAAATACAACAGCTTTAGACTCTCTTAATGAACGTTATTGGCATATCGACGTAGATAATGCTATAATCCATAAAGGCATGACAGCCATATATTACATGACTACATGTGATGGCGGCACTGCCTTTTTAGCAAACGACCGTCGTGAGGCTTTTACGATAGATAGTGTGGCAAATAGGTTGGTAGTTTTTCCAAATCATTGGAAACATTCTGTTGTTAAACAAACAGACGCTACTTATAGATGTGTCGTAAATCTTAACTGGGTTGATAAAGTAAAAGAACAAAGGTACTTAAATGACTGAAAAAGAAACAAAACTCAAAGATGCTTTCAACCTATTTTACGAAAGCGTCTTGAAACCAGACCCCGAGCTTCGTCAGTGTGCTCATGAGCAGGAGTGCTATTATGAACTGATGGGATGGAGGGCAAAGATCATTGAGTACCTGGACACCGTTCGGAACCAAGAGACATTTCTCTAAGTGGCACACCTCCTTGACGACCCCCTTCAGGCGTGGTATGATATGTGGGTAATCAAGGGAACACCATGAAACAAACCGAAGTAGCAGGCGTTGTCATTGACATTTGTAGTCGCTCATTTCTTTTGATTTCTGATGAGGGTGATGCCAAGCACATCCAAGCAGACACTCCAGATGAGTTTATTGCTATTCTAGCAGCTATCGACAACAAAATGCCTGAAGAACAAATTGAGTATGCTGAACTTGCCCTTACTACTGATTAATGGAAGTATTTACTGTTGAAGAATATTCGGAACGTTTTGACGAACTGACAAAACGAGTTGAAGAAGGCGAAATCATTGGTATTGTTACAGAAGATGGCAAAGCAGCAGTAATGGTGCCTGCTGAACTGTATAATGATACCGTAGACTTCATTGACCTCCATACAAAAGAAAACAACGAAGCACCCTAATGGACGATCTTAAAATTTACTGTCATACTCAAGAAGACCAATCACTTATGTTTGACTTCTTGTTTGAAGAATACCAAAATGACATCAAGTATTGTACTTGGGAACCTGATGGTGATGATGAAAACCCCGGTACATGGGGTATGTTTATTGATGACTTTCCCTATCCAGAGCTTTGGGACAAGGTAGTAGCATTCCTTGAGTCTGAAGATTCCTGGGCACTAGAGGAAGAAGTAGAGATGGCATTAGGTCACGGCGATGTTTGCTATCCCCCGCTCCTTTAGCAATCTGGTGTTATAAATAGGTGTATGTATCTATTCATAACCATGATTACTTGTAAGTCTTGTGGTAAAGAAGTTCCACAAAGTCCCCGTAAAGGTGGGCGAGCAAAACTCTATTGTAACGAAAGTTGCCGTAACAAATGGCGTTATGAAAATGACCCATCTGTAGCAAATAGAAACACTTACACAGAGCAAAAATCAAGAGGTTATTCTAACAAATGGAAAGCACTTGAATACAAAGGTGGCAAGTGTCAAACCTGTGGAGAAAGTAGACCAGCAACTCTATGTTTTCATCATAGAGACCCATCCCAAAAAGAGTTAAAACTTGATGGGAGAAGTTTTGCTAATCGCAAATGGGATACAATCAAAGCAGAGGTTGATAAATGTGACCTTCTTTGCCACAACTGCCATCATGTGCTACACTATGGAGGTAGTTGGGAAGAGTTCCTAAACGAGCAGGTTTAGCTCTCTGGTGAAAGCACTGTCCTCATAAGACAAGATAGGTGGGTTCGATCCCCTCAACCTGCACTCCCCTCAAGGAGCACCTAGGAGGATTGGCAGAGCGGTTAATGCAGCGGTTTGCTAAACCGTGAGGGTAACACCTCCGTTGGTTCGAATCCAACATCCTCCGCTTCGGGTTTGTAACTCAA